GCGCAACAGCGCTGGGGCAAGCTGGCCGACACCGAGCCGCACGACCTGGACGACAAGCTGTGACCGCCCCGGCCCGCCCCGACCTGCGCGTCCACCAGGCGCGCACCGCCCGCCAGGCCACCAGGTACGCCGAGCCGTGGACCGCCGAGCAGGACCGTTACCTGATGCTGGAGACAGGCCGCACCCTGGCCCAGCGCGCCGAGGACCTGGGCCGCACGTACTGGGCCGCCCGTGAGCGCCTGCGCTGGTTGCGCGCCGAGCTGACCAGGCAGGCCCGCCGATGAGGCGCCACGCGCCCGACTGCGCCCACTGCGCCGCCGTGTCTCGCCCCCACCCGCCTGGCTGTCGCCACTGTCACCGCGTCCGCCAGCTCGGGCGAGAGTTCGCCGCCTGGCGCGCTGCCGCCGAGACAGCCCGCGACCTGGTGTGCATCGGATACGCCACCGAAGAACGCACGTACGGCAACCTGCCCACGTTCCGCGACTACCTGAAAGGACTGGCCGCCTGATGCCACTCACCACCACCGAGGCCCAGCAGCTGGACCGCCTGGCGCTCGCCGCCCTGGACGCACTCCGAGACATGGACCGCCTGGCGGTCCTCTACGCCACCGAGCTGGACGCCGCGACGGGCAGGCAGCTGGCGGGCCAGCTGGCCCAGGCGACCATCCGCCGCGACGACACGGAGCGCGAGCTGTTGGACGCCATCCACGGCATGACCCGCCAGCCCAACCACCTGACCAACGGCCACCTGGAGCAGCTGGTCCAGGACTCACTGGCGGAGTGGGCCGAGGCGCACCCCCGACCCGTGCGTCCTGAGCGCCCACGTGGCCGCCTGCGCGCCTTCCTGACCCGGCCCTAGGGCTGTGCGCACCAGGCGCCCATAACGGGCGCCTGGTGCCATATGGTCACACCCGAGCACCGACAACCGAATAGGCCGCCCAGCGCCGAGCTGGGCCGATCCTGGCGCGTGAGCCAGGCACGGGAGGCGCCGACTCCGACGAGCAGCAAAGGCGCGGTCAGCTACGACCCAGGGCAGCGAATCCGAGACAGTGGGCCGCGTGGTGAAGGCAGACCCGGACACGCACCCAGGGCAGACCTGGGAGCCAGCGCGAGCTGGTGGACTCACTGACACACCCCGGTCCTGGGGGGCGAGTAATCCCCGTCCCCGAGTCTCAAACCGCACACCCGATAGTGACGGCATGGAGGCTCCCTAGCGCGTCAGAACAACCCAGCATCAGCTGGGCCTGGCGCCTTAGGGAGCCCCGTCCCGCTCCCCTCCAGCTCCGGCATGGCTGACCCCATGCAGTCCCAGCCTGTCTCACCTACTCAGCCACTCCAGCTACTACGAACAACCCAAGCCACAAGCGGACACCCCAAGCCACAGACAGCCTCGGGCACCGAGGAACCATGCAAGGTCACCAGGCACCCGAGCAGTACGCCCATCGCTTGTCAGTAACCCAAGCCACACCGAGAGGAACACACCATGAGGAACACCCAGTCCGTGCCCACCTGTCCCCAGTGCGGTGCCCGCGTGTACCGGACGCACACCTGCCGAGCCTCGGGCCTGCGCCTGGGCCTGAATGGCAAGCTGCCCGAGCCTGGCGAAGTCCTGCCCGTGGCCACCCCGCTGAAGCTGGTGCCGATGCCCGAGGGCTGGCGCGACCAGGTGTCCGCCGAGTGTGCGACCTGGCCAGCTCGCGCCCAGCTGGAGCTGGTGGAGGACCTGGACCTGGACTGGGACCAGGGCAGCGGGCGCCTGGACTACCTGGTCGGCACGCTGCTGGTGGCCCTGGCTGTGGCCGTGCCCGTGGTGGCAGACCTGGGCTGGCCCTGGTGAACAGGTCACGGGACAGGCGCCGAGGCCACGCCGACCAGGCCGCCCGCCGTGCGCTCGCCGCATGGGTGGCGACAGGCCAGGCCGAGTGCCCACGCTGTGGCCAGGCCATCGACCCCGACCAGCCGTGGGACGCGGGCCACGCCACCAGCCTGGCCGAAGGCGGGCGACCTGATGGCCCGCTCCGTCCCGAGCACGCGAGCTGCAACAGGTCAGCGGGCGGGCAGCTGGCCGCCGAGCTGCGACGCGGACGGCGCGTCGATCGGTCCCGATTTCTTTAGCGCGACGCGCCAACCAACACCCAGCGAGTGTCTGTTTTTCTCCCCCGAGCTTTCCCAGGTTTGACCGGATTAGGCCCACAATGGGCACCAGGTCCAACCCATATATGAGTTAGGAAACACCGTGATTTGCACGAACCGAACCGACCCCACCTCCGAAGTCCAGGCGTGGGCGGGCGCTCCCTGTCCCGACTGCGGGCACACCATGCTGGTGCACGGCGGCCCAGCCAACCCGGCCCTGGAGCTGTGCGTCACGTGCGAGCAGCTGGACGCCGTGGCCGAGCTGCGCGCCGCCCGCGACACGCTGGCCAACCGAATGGACCAGCTGGCCGCCTGGAAGACCAAGGCGGTGGACGCCATCACGCGCACGTCTGAGCGGTGCGCCGCCCTGGAGCTGCGCGTCACCGACCTGGAGGCGAAGCCGTGAGCGGCGCCCTGTTCGACGTGCCGACGCCGAAGGACGACAGCAGCTCCAGGGCTGTCTACCAGGGCACGTCCAAGGCCATCCGCTACCTGGAGCAGCTGAACGCGGACGCCGAGCTGGACCGCCAGTTCGGCACCAGGGCCAAGCCTGAGGGCCGCCCTGGTGCGGCCTGGTCGGCACGGTTCGCGGGCACCATCGCCCAGGCCCGGTCCCTGGCCGCGTCCATCGACCGTGCCAGCGGATCCGACCCGAAGCGCCGCCAGGCAGCTGGCCGCGACCTGGCCGACATGCACGAACGCCTGGACGCGCTGATGCTGCGCCTGGACCCCGAGGAAGTCACCGCCGATGGACCCCAGCCGTACGACGAGCTGAGCCAGCAGCTCATGGAGCTGGAGCTAGACCAGCGCCGCAAGGTGATGGAAGGGCGCGAGCTGTGACCGAGCTGGCCCAGCGGACCCTGGCGGAGCCTCGGTTCCACACGCCCAGGTCCGGGCGCGAGACACGCGGGAACCAGGTCCAGCTGATCGCGGACCGCAAGGGCAAACCGCTGATGCCGTGGCAGCGCGACGCCGTGGACGTGACGCACGAAGTGGACCCCGACACGGGCGAAAACTGGTTCGACAAGGTGGTCGTGACGGTCCAGCGCCAGGCAGGGAAGACCAAGCTGATCGGTGACGTGGCCGACCACACCTGCATGACGAAGCGGGGCGCCCGGACCTGGTTCACCCAGCAGACAGGCAAGCACGCGTCCACCTGGATGCGAGAGGAGCACTTCCTGGCCCTGGCCGAAGCTGCGCCGCTGCTGGGCGAGGAAGGCACCGCCGCGTGCCGCTACCGACTGTCCCGCCGAGCTGGCACCGAAGGCGTGGCGTGGAAGGCCACTGGCGGCACTTTCTACGCCTTCCCGCCGAACCGTGACGCCATGCATTCCAAGCAGTCGGACAAGACGTTCGTGGACGAAGCCTGGGCATTCGACGCCGAGCAGGGCGCCGAGCTGCGCCAGGCCATCCGCCCCACGATGAACACCAGGCCAGGCGCTCAGCTGTGGATTGTGTCGGCAGCTGGCGACGCGAACAGCGCGTACCTGGACGAGCAGCTGGCCCAGGCCCGCCTGCTGGTCAACGACCCGACCAGCCGAATCTGTCTCATTGACTACGGCCTGCGCGACGACGAGGACCCCGAGGACCTGGACACCATCCTGCGGCGCCATCCCGCCTACGGGTACACCATCACGCGGCACGCCATCGACGCCGCCCGCGAGGACTTCAGGAAGGATCCAGGCGGCTGGGCGCGTGCGTACGCCAACATCCCGACGAAGGCCCGCGATCAGCTGTGGCCCGACAACGTGTGGACCGAATGCGGCACGGGCCTGGCGCCCGCCCCGGAGCGCTACGGCGTCGCGTTCGACGTGACGCCGCTGGGCGACAGGGCCGCCGTAGCTGCCGCCTGGCGCGACCAGCAACACCACGCCATCGGGCAGCTGGTGGACACGTTCGGCGGCGGGCAGCTGCGCGAGCTGCCCGAGCTGCTGATCCAGCTCGCCAGCTCCAGGCGCCTGCCCATCGACTACGACCCCCGGTCCCCTGGCGTGCTGGACGTGGTGGACGCCGTGGCCAAGGCCCTGGCCCAGCCCGAGGCCCGCCGCCTGCGGGACCAGGTGGAGCTGCGCGCCGTGCCCGTGGCCAACTACGCCGCCGCGTGCGTGTCCCTGTCCAAAGCTGTGTTCGCCCGAGAGTTCCACCACGCGCACCAGGCCGAGCTGACCGAGGCCACTCAGAACGCGACGACGAGCACCGCCCTGGACGGCGGATTCTGCTGGGCCAGGAAGCGCTCCACTGGCTCCATCGCTGAGCTGGTGGCGGTCACCCTGGCGGTCCGTGCGTTCGACACGCTGCCGCCCGCCAGGCGTAAGCCGCGAGCGTCAGCGGGCCGCCGCTGAAACTAGCGCGCCGCGACAGAAACCAGCCGCTCGAGCTCCCCGCCGGCCGACTGGAAACTATCGCGGCGCGCTAGTTGTCCTGTGCACATAGCGGGCGGGCATGTCGGGGCATCCCGCCCAGAATGGTGCACATGGCCGCACGCATGATCGACACCGACTCCACGCCTGAGTCCTCCATCGCTGTCTGTCACGAGGACCGAGGCGGCTGTGGCCAGCGTTCGCCCGTCTACCGCACCAGGGCCAAGGCCCTGGCGTGGGCGGACGCGCACCGCGACACCGAGCACAGCGAGCTGGCCACCGAGGCGCGAGGCGTGGCCCGCCGCCGCGAGCAGGTGCCCGCGTGAGCTGGCTGGGCAGGTTTGAGTCCTGGCTGACGGCGGGCGCCCCCGAGGCCCAGGGCGCCACGTTCGCCACCACCGACACGGGCGGCACCACGGTGGCCGCCCCGTCCGCGACGACCTGGCGCGCCCAGTCCGTCGCCCGCAACGTCGCCCTGTCCATCCCCGCTGTCCGCCGAGCCAGGGCGGCGCTGCTGACGCCAGCCACTTTCGCCCTGACCGCCTGGGAGGGCGGCGTCCAGCTGGCCGAGGATGACCCCCGCTGTTCGTTCCTGCGCCAGCCCGAGCCGACCCGGCCCAGGTACAACACGCTCGCGCTGCTGCTGGACGACGGGCTGTGGTTCGACAAATCAGTCTTCCGCGTGTTCCGGACCGTGCTCGGGACCACCGCGTACGTGGAGCGGATCCACCCCCAGCGCTGGCAGGCCACCTACGCGCCCAACGACCCGGACACCGTGCTGTCCTGGTCGGTGGACGGCGCGAGCTACACGCCGTCCCAGTTCGCTACCGCTGGATTCGTGGTGTTCGATTTCGCAGGCATGGGCGGCCTGCGTCGGTTCGGCTGGGAGCTGCTGTCGCTGTATGGCGACCTACAGGCAGCTGCTGGCCGCTACGCCCGTGCGCCGCACCCGATGGCCATCCTGAAGAACGCCAGCGGGGACGAGCTGGACGACGACGAGATAGCGGACCTGCTGGACGACTGGGAATACGCCAGGGTGAACCGTGGCGTGGGCTACCTGGACGGGTACGACTACGAATCCGTCGGCTGGTCGGCCCGTGAGCTACAGCTGACCGAGGCCCGCGAGCACGCCGCCCTGGAAGTGGCCCGCCTGTTCCAGCTGCCCGCGTTCGCGGTGGACGCCAGCGGTGGCGACTCCATGACGTACGCCAACATCGTGGACCGCCGCCGTGACCTGGTGGAGTCCCTGCGGCCCTGGACCACCACCGTGACTCAGACCCTTTCCATGAACGTGCGGGACGCCGCTGGCGTGACTCGCGGCCTGGTCCTGCCGCGCACGGTGCGCGTGGAGTTCGACGCGTCCGAGTATCTGCGCGACGACCCAGGCAAGCGCATGGCTGTCTGGCAGCAGGGCGAGGCCCTGGGAATCTTCACCGAGGACGACATCCGACGCATGGAACCACTGGCACGGGAGGCCACCCAATGAAGTGCACGAAGTGCGGCAAGGTCCACGCGGACGGCGTGGCCTGCCTGTCAGCTGCGCCCCACCGCGTATCCGTCAGCTTCGACCCGGCCCAGGTGACCGCTCGCCTGTCCGCCGCCGCCGACGCTGAGGGCGGGCGCCCAACCCGGATCCTCGGTACCGCGTTCGCCATCGGCGCCCCGAGTGGCCCCAGCTCGGACGGGTACCGCTACCAGTTCGCCGCGATGCCTGAGAACGCGGACGAGCTGCTGGACGTGGTGAACGAACACGACGGCTGGGCCGACCCCATCGGGCGCCTGGCCGAGCCGCTGGCGCCCACGGCGGACGGCACCCTGGCCGCCGCGAACGCCCGAATCTTCGACACCACGGCGGGGCGGGACGCACTGGTCCTGGCCGCCGAAGGTGTCAAGGGCGGATTCAGCATCGCCGCCAGCTTCGACAGCTTCGACCAGGACGAGCAGGGCATCCGCCACGTCCCGACCTGGCGGGCCGAACACCTGGGCGTGGTCCGCTCGCCCGCGTTCACCGAGTCCCGAGGACTCACCCTTGCGGCGTCCGCCGCGTCAACCAACGAAGGAGACACCGTGAAGTGCACGAAGTGCGGCAAGGTCCACGCCGAAGGCGTGACCGCCTGCCAGTCCGCCGACCTGTCCGGCCCGCCCGCCCCGCCCGCTGGCGCCGCGTTCGGTGAGATCCCCACCGTCCAGGAGCTGGCCCGCCAGGTGGCCGAGCTGAACGCCGAGGCTGGCCGCCAGGGCGCGCACCCGCTCGCCCAGTACCCGACGCACGCCGAGTTCGCCGCCGCCTTCCTGGGCGCCGACGAGGACGAGCGCCGCCGCCTGTCCGCCGCGTTCGCGGTCCCGACCGAGACCACCGCCGAGATTCCGGGCCTGATGGTCCCGGCCTGGCGCTCGCGGCTGATCGCCAACCTGGATGCACGCCGCCCCGCGATCCAGGCGTTCGGCGGATCCCAGGGCCTGCCGGACGGCGGCATGTCCGTGGAGTGGCCATTCTTCAACGGCGACCTGGACGCGATGATCGCCCAGCAGCTGGCGGAGCTGGACTCGCTCAGCGGCGTCCAGATCCGCATTGAGAAGGGCAGCGAGGACATCCTCACGGCGGGCGCCGCCGCCAGCATCAGCTACCAGGCGCTGCTCCGGTCCTCGCCCGCGTTCCTGGCCCAGTACCAGGCCATCATGGACGCCGCCTGGGCGCGCTACACGGAGGCAGTGTTCGAGCTGTCCATCCAGGCCAAGGCCACCGCGATGGGCGCCGCGTCGCTGCCCGCCATCCCCGCCGACGCCAAGCCGTCCGCCCTGAAGTCCCTGCTGTTCGACGCCAGCGCCCAGGTGGAGGACGCCACGGGCGCCCCCGCCAACGTCGTCCTGGTGTCCTCGGACATCTGGAAGGAGCTGGGCGGCGCCGACCTGCCCAACCCGAAGGAAGGCCCCGGCAACGGCACGGGCACGTCCGACGCGTCCACGCTGACCGTGTCGATCAACGGGCTCCAGCCGAAGCGGGCGCCGTTCCTCGGGGCGGGCACGATGGTCGTGTCCAACGACAGCGCCGCGAAGTTCAGCGAGCAGGGTCCGATGCTCGCCACCGAGGAAGACGTGGTGAAGCTCGGGCGCACCGTCGCCACCTGGGGCATGTACATCCCCAGCGAGGTGTACTACCCGGCTGGCGTCCTGAAGTACACGCGGGCCTGATGACCCCCAGCTGGGCGGCGGAGGGAGGGCCGCCGCCCAGCTGGTGCCACACCGCAAATCTTCCTGTTTAGGCCCTCGCCGGCCGACCCCCAAACCGCAAATCTTCCTGTCTGAGAGGACCGCACCGTGAGCGACTGGGCCACGCTGGAGGACGTTCGGACCCCCGAACCGTCCGACAGTCCCTGGGCATCGGCGCCGAAGTCGGACCAGCTGCTCCAGCAGCTGCTGGACGCCGCCGAGCTCCAGTGCCGTGCGTACGCGCCGCTGCCCGTGCTGGTCACCGACGCGGGCGGCGTGACCACCGAAGTGGTCACCGAGGCCATGCGCCTGGCAGTCATCTACCAGGCCCGCGAGCTGTACGCCGCTGGCAAGCGCGAGGGCGACACCATCGTCCAGGGCGACAGCTACGTCATTCGCGCCCGTCCCCTGGTCGGATCCGTGAAGCAGCTGCTCCGCCCGAGCCGTGGACGGCGGCGGGTCGGATGAGCGCCGCCCGCGATTTCATCCACACCCAGCTGGTGGCCGAGCTGCCCGCCAACTACACCGTGCACCCGTACGCGCCCCAGCTGGACGGCGTGGAGGGTCCGGTCCTGCTGCTCGCCCTGGACCACGTGGAGCCTCGCCCCCAGGCGGGCCAGCACCGCCGCGTGTACCGGGCCAAGGTCCTGGCTGTCGCGCCCGTGGCGGACGTGGACCTGGCCACCACCGAGGAAGTGGACCAGCTGCTGGAGGACGTGCTTCACGCCATCGACCAGGCCCGAAACATCACCTGGACCCAGGCGGACCGCGTGTCGGTGGACGACACGTGGGCGGGCTGGGAAGTCACCACCGAGACAGTGCCCGTCGCACTCACCTAAGAGAGAGAGACACCGCCATGACCAAGATCGAAGTCCAGCCCATCGTCCTGAAGGACTGCGAGCTGATCATCGACGTGGACGACTACGCCGCCCACGTGTCCAAGGTCCAGTTCGACCCGAACACGCCCAGCGCGAGCTGGAAGGGCCTGGCGCCCAGCGCCGTGTTCAACGCCAGCGGAGCGTCAACCTGGACTTGCTCCCTGGAGTACGCCCAGGACTGGACCACCCCCGACAGCCTGTCCCGCTACCTGCTCGCCCACGCGGGGGAGAAGAAGGACGTGACGTTCCAGCCCGAGGCTGGCGCTGGACTGCCCGCCTTCCTGGCCACCGTGACCATCGCCCCCGGCCCCATCGGCGGCACCGTGGACGGCGTGCCCACCGGGGCGGTCACGCTCCAGGTGGACGGCGCGCCCGTGCCCGACTGGGACAACGACCCGCTGACGCCGAACCCCTGAACCCCGCTGACCCGTGAGCGCTGAGCTG